CTATGCAATACATAGGCGAACCCACTGCAGACAACTTGTGCCGCAGTTATGTTCAAAAAACATGACTCAACCGAGACAAGTTCCTGCCGCGCGTACTGCAAACCGGTACAGCGCACGGTCAAGTCCTTGCGATTGGCGACTACTGTCCTAAGGCGGGAGGGTCTCACTAGGGAGATCTTCACCGCGGGCGGAACTACGTGCCAATCCCTGCAGGGTTGTTGGAGTGAGTGGACGGCTAGCCAGCTAGCCTCTTGTAAAGGAGAGGAGAAGAAGTTGCGGTTGAAGACCGCGTTCAAAGGGTTTAAAACCCTCTTCGATGAACCTTGCGAACCTTGCGACAAGAGAGCTGGTGAGACCGCCAAGGCGAAGTGGGCTAGTAAGGCTCTGTTCGAACCTCAAAGCACCTCTCCGGAGGTGATTTCGGACGTGAAGTCACGAGCTAGATGGTACATGGGTAAGCGGTGGTTTTGTGAAGAGAGTGTCAAGAAGCGCGCGTATGTACCTGATCAACAGGGATGCGCGGAATTGGAAAGAGGATGTGGTGGTACTCTCTCTGTACGCCCTCCGTGGATCGACGAACGTATGCCCCGGGGACACGCTATTGATCCTACGGGTAAATTACATAGGAACGTCGGTTTCGACGAGTATACAGAGGGTGACGTTGACTACTGTCGCATCGGAGTAGCCAAGAAGAAAGGGAAGGTGAGAGTTGTCACGATGCAGAGTGCTAGGGCCAAGCGAATTTTACGCCCTGTGCATGAGGCTGCATACAACCACCTTTCTAAGTACGATTGGCTAGTCCGCGGTGACGTCACCAACGACCACTTCAACTCTATTAAATCCGATTTGAAGTCCGGCGAGAGTTTTCGATCAGGGGATTTTGAAGCGTCTACAGACAATCTTAATAAAGACGTTGTTCTCGCTGTGGTCGAAGTTCTCGCCGAGGCGCTACCGGAAAGAAGGAAGAAAGTACTTCTGAAAACCTTTCAAGACACATGGGTGATGTGGAAAGGCGAGGTGAAGAAGATCGTCCGTGGGTCCATGATGGGGAACCTACTATCTTTTGTCGTGCTATGCTTGTTAAACAAGATTTGTCTTGATAGAGCACGACAGTCGGTAGAAGGTTGCGGCCCTATATGGCGTAAGGCCCTTGTCAATGGTGACGATCTTTTCTTTGCAGGAACAGACCAGCTGTTCAGCGCTTGGTTGGAGGAGACGAAGAAAGTTGGGTTCGTTGTGAATAAGACGAAAACCATGAGCTCTTGCCGTTACGGTGATTTGAATTCGACTCTTTACGATTTCAAACACTGTAAGATAGTCTCAAGGTACGATTTCGGTTTTCTCGGAACCAACCTTTGGAAGCTCCCTAACGGGACGTTGATCGACGGTGTGTTTAACCTCGTTACCAAGCTGAAGTTTGCGACCTCAGCTTGGTTCCTAAACACTCACGATGTCAGGAGTATTTTCTCCCGAATCCGCCCGAGCCTCTCTCTTTTCCCTAGACGTTGGTGGCAGTTTCTTGTCAAGAAGCGGTGGTTCCGGACAGCGATGTCCTTACCTGACACTCCTGTGGAGAGCTGCGGAACTGCTCGGAAATTGCCATTCGTTTTGGGTCCACCG